CTCGGGATCGGATGCCGAGTTTGCGCAGCATTGTCTTCAGACTGTTGGGCAGATGACGGATCGCGGGTGGAAGATCAGTAAGATGAGGCAGCGTCAGCGTATCGATGCTCTTGTGGCTGGCGTGATGGCCACGTATGGTGCAGTTATCCAATCGGAGGGAGCGATCGTGCCGGGGTTCTTTAGTGTCTAAATCGGCGGCTATCATTCTAGTAGTGGAATCGTTCGCTGCGATTCTGATCTCGGTCGGTATTGGCTTGATGCTCGTGCCGGCGGGTATCATCGCAGCGGGTGTATTTCTCCTAGTGTTCGGCATCGCATACGAGAGGTCCCGTGCTCAATAGAATCTTCAACCAGTCGAGTGAGCACGAAGAGCGTGCGATCAGCTTCCAGTCGATGTTCGCTTCGGGCGATGATTTGATGCTGAGCACGAGCAGCGGCGTCACGATGAGCCAGGACGAGTCGATGCGGCTCGGCGTTGTCTACGCTTGTGTCCGGCTCATCGCGGATTCTATTTCTACGCTGCCGGTTGATTCGTTCGTGCGGCGTGAGGGTACGCGGACGCCGTATCGTCCGCGTCCCGCGTGGCTTGACTTGCCGGAGGTTGGCGTCTCACGGACGGCGCACTTCCAACAGGTCCTCGTGTCGCTCCTAATCAACGGTAATTCGTTTACGCGTATCCTCCGCGACGATCAGGGCATCGCCGGCCTGGTCGTGCTGAATCCGAAGCGCGTCGAGATTCGCCTGAGTAAGACTACGCGGCGCCCCGAGTACGTCGTCGACAATGGCAAAGAGATCGTGGCCTACGAGGACATGATCCATATCACCGAGTTGCAGATGCCGGGCGAGTTGCGTGGCCGGTCCCGGATCGATCTCGTGAAGGAGACGCTGGGGCTGGCTAAGGCGCTCGACGCGTTCGCCCAACTATTCTTCGGGCAGGGCTCAACGGTAGGCGGCCTGATTGAGTACCCCGGCAATCTGACGCGCGAGCAGGCTAAGGATCTTGCCGACTCGTTCGAGGCGCAGCATCGTAGCGTGCGGCGTGCTCATCGCCCTGGCGTCCTGTTTGGTGGCGCGAAGTTTACGAAGACGAGTGTGCAGCCGAATGAGGCGCAGATGCTCGAGTCGCGCCAGTTCGCTGTGGAGGAGATCGCGCGCACGTTTAGGTGTCCGCCGTCGATGATTGGCGTTACCACTCCGGGCGCGATGTCGTATGCGTCGGTCGAGGCTAATGGCATTTCCTTCGTGACGCATACGCTCAGGCCGTACATCGTCAAGATCGAGGACTCGTATTCGCGCCTCCTGCCGGGCGTCGCATTCCTATCCTTCAACGTGAACGGCCTGCTGCGCGGCGACACGGCTAGCCGGTATGCCGCCTACTCGACAGGCTTGCAGGCTGGCTTCTTCTCGGTGAATGATGTGCGACGTATCGAGGACTTCCCGCCGGTAGACGGCGGCGACGTCAACCGCGTGCCCCTTGCGAATGTCGATCTCGCCGCTGCGAACCTGACAGAGCTTGACAAGAAGAGCGTGATCGCGCAGCGAATGATCCAGTCCGGCTTCGATCCGGCCGCTGTCCTCGAGTCGCTCGGCTTGCCGGCCGTGCCGCATACGGGCCTTCCGAGTGTGCAGCTGCAGGCTATCGCGCAGGTCGATCCCGAAGATCCGAAGGCGGCTTACGAGGTCGACGCGTGACGATCGCCACGAATCAGATCACGCTAGGCACGGCGCGCGCAGTTCTTGCCGGCGCTAGTCAGATGAGTCAGCGCGTAACGGTTCACAATGACGATTCGGCGCAGCAAGTCTTCCTCGGAGGATCAGACGTGACGACTAGCAACGGTATCCATCTTGACGGCAAGGAAGAGCGATCGATCACGCTGAACCATGGCGAGGTTCTCTATGGCATCGCCAGCGGATCGCATTCGGTTAGCGTGATGATTCAGACGATGGGGTAAGCGTGCCGTATTTCATTACTGACCAGAGTTCCGAGTGTGACGGGTGGGCGACGATCAAAGATGACGGCGAAGTGATTGGCTGTCACGAGTCGAAGGATGCTGCTATCGCGCAGATGGTCGCCGTCTCTCTGGCTGAGGGACTCGAGCCGGGTGGCGAGCGGAACCTTGATGGCGCGCCGGCGATCATCGTCGACATTGACGGGACGCTGATCTCGTTCGAGGGCGAGCCGATCCGTAGCGTCGTCGACTTCGTGGACGATTATGAGGGCGCGGTCCTGATTGTCACGGCTCGCGTCGAGGCTGATCGGGCGGCGACGATTGCCGAACTCGAAGCGGCCGACGTTGATTGGAACGAGCTCTATATGAAGCCGACGGCTGACGATGATTCGCTGATGTTCAAGTCTGAGATGGTGCGGGATCTCCTTGACGTGTGGAATCTCGAGCTAGCTATCGAGAATGATGCTGAGGTGCGTGCCGAGTATGCGCGGCTAGGGATTACGGCCGTCGTGCCGAGTGCCGTCCTCGAGACTGGCGTCCGCGCGTTGCCGGACAATTATCGGCCCGCGCTAGCGGCGGATGTGCCGGAGGGTCGCGCGTGCGGCAATTGTGTTTTCTATGACGAGTCGAACGTCAAGGGTGACAAGGCGTGGTGCGAGCGGTGGGATGAGTATGTCGACGGCGCGTATTATTGCAACGCGTGGCGTGCTGACGAGGAGGAGCGCGCGCCGGCGCCGCCGGAGGATCAGATTACCGGGTCGGATGAGAATGCGCCGGGTTCGGCTAGTGGTGCTGGTGGGGATGTCGAGCTGAGTGAGGCGACGACGACGGCGCTCCGTAACAAGGCCGCGGAGCATAACGAGGCGATGGATGCGGATGATCGTCCCGCGTATACGAGGACGACGCTGGGCCAGTTGTCGGCGGTGTATCGTCGCGGGTCCGGCGCGTACTCGACCAGTCATCGTCCGGGTGTGTCGCGAGCGGCGTGGTCTATGGCTCGCGTCAACGCATTCCTATATCTCTTGCGGCGTGGCCGTCCCCAGAATGCTGCGTATGTTTCGGATAATGATCTCCTGCCGGAGGATCATCCGCGGTCGACGCGTGGCGATCGAGCCGTCGATTTGACGCTGCCCGAGTATATCCAGATGGCGGCGATGCGTGGTGTCGAGTATTACGAGGCGGGTCGCGCGGGTGATGGCGTTGTGGATCGGACGATTCGCGAGGCGCGTCTAATGAGTCGCGGCGAGGTGTCGGAGGATAAGGTCATTCGTGTTAGTGCGTGGGCTGCGCGGCACCTGGTCGATCTTGACGCGCCACAGAATAATGATCCTGACGATGATGGGTTCCCCGGCGCTGGTGCCGTCGCGTTCTACTTGTGGGGCATTGACCCGCTCGACCCGTCGCCGGCCATCCGCTGGTTCGATGAGAAGGCCGACCAGATCCGCGAGGAGGAGCGTAGCCTAATCGCGGCCGCTGGTGGTGCTACCCTTTCTACTATGGATAACGCAGTCGAGACGCGCCGCATCACTGTCAACGAGTTCGAGCTGCGCGACGGAGCCGAGGGCGATGGCATGACGTTCACCGGGTATGCAGCCGTCTTCAATTCGGATAGTGAGCCGCTTCCGTTTACGGAGCGGATCGCTCCTGGCGCGTTCTCCCGTTCGCTGCGGTCGCGAAATGAGATCAAGATGTTCTTGAATCACGATACGTCTCAGGTCCTCGCGTCGAAGCGTGCCGGTACGTTGCGTCTGTCTGAGGACACTTATGGTCTGCGCGTTGAGGCTGATCTCCCTCAAACCTCAACGGGGCGCGATTTGGCGTACCTCATCAAGCGCGGAGATATTTCTGATATGTCTTTTGGCTTCAGCGTTCCGCGTGGTGGGGATTCGTGGAGTGATGATGGCGCGACGCGCGAACTGCGCGAAGTCCGCTTGCATGAAGTTTCAGTTGTTCCGGGGTGGCCAGCCTATACCGCGACGACTGCTTCGGTGCGTAGCCTGGACGGACTCGTCGAGGCTACCGGCCTCGAGGCTGACAAGTTGAACGCGGCGATCACGGCACTCGAGAATGGTGACGAACTCGACGAGGCGCACGCTAGTATCCTCGACGCGGCCATTGGCCGGTTGAAGATGCAGCGTGATGATGTGGCGGCTTCGTTGTCGCTGAAACAGAAGCAGCTCGACGTGCTTCTCGCCCGCGTCTCGTAACCCCGATTATCTGCGTTATTCTGTAAGGGTCTAGCGCGGAGCCGCGCTGGCACTTTCGGATTCGCGGAGCCGCGGCCGGTGGCACTATCAACTCGATACCCTTGAAAGGGGTGGACAATGTCTGATTACATCAATCGACAGCACGAGCTCCGCCAGGCCGCATGGCATGAGGCGAAGCATCTTCTCGATACGGCTGGCGCGGAGAAGCGCGACCTGACCGCTGAGGAGCAGGAGAAGTACGATCGCATTAGCGCGGATCTTGATACGCGTGGCGCGATCATTGAGCAGCTGAAGGCTGACGAGGAGCGCGCTGCGCGTCTCGACGCTGCCGCTGCTGAGCTCCGCACGGACGAGGCTCCGGCCGGCGACGATACGGATGCTGAGACGATCCGCGCGATGGCGCGTGGCGAGGTTCGCTCGTTCAACTTCGAGAAGCGTGACGTCCTCACGTCCTCGACGGGCAGCCCGGTAGCTACGAGCTTCTATGACCAGGTGATTCTCAAGGCTCGCCTCGTCGGTCCCATGCTTGACGTTCCGACTCAGCTCAACACGACCAGTGGTGAGACGATTCAGGTCCCGAGCCTGTCGGCCTACTCCTCGTCCGCTACCGTCACAGCTCAGGGCGCGAACTACTCGGAGAGCGATCCGACTCTGAATTCTTTCGTGAACCTCGGAGCCTTCAAGTACGGCTTCCTGATTCAGGTCAGCCGCGAGATGATCGAGGACTCTGGTGTCGATCTCCTCGGCTTCCTCGCCGATCAGGTCGGTAATGGTCTTGGCTTCAACGTCCAGAACGCTCTGACCGTCGGCACGGGCACGGTTCAGCCGCAGGGCATCGTGACCGCTGCTGGTTCGGGCATCACTGGTGGAACGGGTGTCTCCGGTGCGTTCACCGCTGACAACCTGATCGACCTGTACTACAGCCTCGACGGTGCAGCTCGTCTGCTTCCGGGCGTCGGCTGGATGATGAACGGCGCCTCGATCGGTGCCGTCCGCAAGCTCAAGGACACCGCTGGTAACTACATCTTCAGCCCCGCGGCTGACGGTAACCAGCGCGATCTGCTCATGGGCCGCCCGGTGTACGAAAATCCCCATGTCGCCTCGGCTGCTACGTCGGCCAAGTCGGTCATCGCTGGTCACATCCCGAGCTACTTCGTCCGTTCCGTCGGTGGCATCCGCCTGGATCGTTCAGACGATTTTGCCTTCAATGCAGATCTAGTAACCTTTAGAGCTTCGATGCGCGTGGACGGTGCTCTTCCCCAGAGCTCGCACATCAAATACTTCGCTGGTGGTGCTTCCTAATCCGTAGCGTCTAGTGGTACGCTAAGGGCCGTCAATCCTATTCGGGATTGGCGGCCTTTAGTCTTTGGGAGGGAACCCGTTGGCGAATCGAGCAGACCGTAGACACGCCGCGAAGAC